GGCATCTCGACACCAGCGGAAAATCTCCCCGATTGCCATACCGTTCTTTCATCAAAATTCGGCAGATTAAAGGTCGGTTTTGCGCAACCACTTCCGCAAGGTTTTGTCGCAAACGCCGCAACGCTTTGCAATCTTCCGACGGGATACCCCTTTTTTTAGCCACAGAGCGATTTTGTCTTTGAAGGCTTCCAACTTATGCTTTTTCGTCTTTGCTCCTACTGGACGCCCTAATTTGACGCCCTGCTGTTTGCGATATGTCAACGCTTCCCGTGTTCTTGCCGAAATCATCCGCTGTTCGATTTCCGCAGACATCCCAAAACAGAAAATCAGCATTTTCGACTGGGGCGAATCGTCAAGGACAAAGTTTTCTTTCACGGAATAGACAATTACGCCTTTTTCAAGCAAGTCTTCAAACAGGCGGCAAAGTGTGAAAATGCGGCGTGACAAGCGTGAAAGTTCCGAAACGATAACGACATCGCCCGCTTTCAAACGGCGGGCGAGCTTGCCAAGATTCCGCTCTTTCGGGTCTTTCGTCCCAGAAACCTTGTCGATGATGTACTTGTCTATGCGCAAGTTTAACGCCTTGGCCTTGGCATCCACGCCCTGCCGCTGATTCTGTTCGTCCTGCGCAATCGACGAAACACGCAGATAGGCGTAAACGGTCATTTAGCCCATTCTTCAAACGTTTTCGGGTCAGAAAGCCACCAGTTTTCTTCCAGTGTGTAGTCGCGCAGGTACTCACGGTAAGCTTTGTACTGTTCGCGTTCTTCCTCTGTTATAGGCGCGTCGCCTAACTGGGTGAAGTCGGTCTTTTGCAGATACCAGTCGCGAACGGAACGGACGCTTGCTTTCTTATCGTCTTCCGTCGGGACGTAAGGTTCAGACTCTTTTTCTTTTTCCTGTTCTTTGTATTCCCAGACGTCGCCGCTCCACACGATATCAAAACCCTTTTTTTCTTCGGGTGGCGGCATCAGCGTACAATCGGCAGGTAAAAGCCAAACATCTTTACCCTGTAACTTAGACTCCAACGGGTCAAGGTGCATTTCCTCGGACTTCAGAAACGTCTTTTTTAGTTGGTCGTAACGGTAACAAACAGCCATTTGTGTTTCCTTTCAAAAAGTTTTGGTCATTATAACAAACCGCCTGATACATTTCAACGTATTCAAAACCGACCTTTAATCTGCCGAATTTTCTTGATAGGTATCCCGTCGGGAAAGGTTCTTTAGGTAATGCTGGAACTCTATTGAATCAAGGGCTTCCGAATATCACTGGCGACAATGTTTTCGGTGTTAAAACAAATGGGGCTTTTAAAGACGGCGCAACAACAATTTATTACGCCTACAGTAGAGGCGGAGCACCTGTATTTGTTTCTTTCGACGCTTCCCGTTCGTCCGCTGTTTACGGCGCGGCGACAAGAGTCCAGCCTTTTTCGTCGGTTGTGAATTTTTGTATTCGGTATTAATAGCGGATGCAATAGTGTCTTTGTGGCTGAGTAATGTTACTTAATCCGACCGCGCGGTAATGAGTTTTTCTTTCGGACACCGTTCCCGCATGTCCGCGGGTGTAAACCGTTAGCCTAGCACCTGTTACATCCTCTTGCGCCGTTGATGCGAAGTAGTTATAGCCGTCACTGTCAAAAGTATCGACTGTCGCCAAACTATCATACGCATTTCCGACATACGGCACAGCAAATGTTACACCTTGTGCGATATTCACGACAGATCGTTCCGCAAAACCCCACTGATCGACCACGCCGTTTGAATAACGCAGGTAGGCGGTAGTTCCATTTCTATAGTATTGCACCAACCGAATGTCGTTTTCAAAATTCGGCAGATTAAAGGTCGGTTTGTCGTTCTGCTTGCAAGCGGGCTTTTTTTTGTCTGCTTTACGTGATATCCTGAAAAAAACAGGGCGCATTTTCAGACAAAGGATTCGTTATGCCGAATTACATAATAAAAACAAAAGCGTGGCAACCCCTGACGGACGTAATGGGGGACGATTACGAAACGACGCGCGCCTATAATATTCACGTCAACCGCATTGGCAAAGGTTGCTTGCAGTATCTGAAACAGACGCCCGACGCCGAGGGAAAGACGCCGACGCCCGACGATTCCGCCAGAGGGGCGGAGTATCCCGAATTTACCGATATTCCCGTCGCCGCCGATACGGGCGACCACGTTTATTTGAAAGCGTCGGACGCGCCCATTTCCGTGTCCGTTGATGTCCGTTGAAGCGACGGGGGCGTGATATGGAAAGTTTGATTGAAAAAGTGAAAGCATGGGGCTGGGTGATAATGACGATTTTCACAGTGTCCTGCTTTGTCCAAACGCTGATCCAGCTTTCGCCGCGCGTTACCGATCTGGAACGACGGGCGGCGGCGACCGAAAGCAAGGTGTCTTTGATCGAAATCAAGCTGGATACCGTTTTACACCAGACGACGGAAACGAAAAACGACGTGAAAGATATTTATCATCTGCTGATCGGGGAAACAAAGAAATGACTGAAGCTTTGATTTTCGGAGTTTTTGGCGGGCTATGGCGCGGCTGGTTTGGCGGGCGGTTCGGCAAATTCGGCGACGTTTCCCGATTTTGGAAATACCTTGTCCTAACGGTCGCATTTTTCGCCGCTTGGTTTTACCGAAACGGCATTGACTGGACGGCTTGGAAAATGTACGCCGCCCTTGTTTCGTTTATGGTGTTTTGGGCGATTTGTCATGGCACTTGGTTTGTGTACTGGGACGACACGGCGGCGGCGGAGGGGAGACTCCCGCTGATCGACAAGATCATCTGGTTTTGTATCGGCGTTGACAAGTCGCGGACGTTCTGGGGGAACTGCTTTGGAATGTTCGTAAGATATACGATTACGGCTATTCCCGTCGCAATCTTCACTAGCCCGCTTTTTTTGACCGCCGGTGCGATTGTCGCTCTCGCCTATGTTCCGGCGGGTCGTAGGCGAAACACGCATATCGGCGAATATCTGGCGGCCTTTGGGGTGTTCTTTTTGCTATGGTGGTGCTTATGACGAAAAACTATTTTTCACGAAAAGAGGAATCCTGCCGCTGTTGCGGGTGCGGCGGTCTTGTCCCCGACTTTCGGGACAAATTGAACGAAGCGCGGGAACTGGCGGGGATTCCGTTTATTCTGACTTCCGCTTTTCGTTGCGAAAAGCACAATCAGGAAGTCGGCGGATCGGCGACGTCTTCACACTTGGCGGGGTGCGCGGTAGATATCAAATGCGCCGACGCTTGGAGTCGTTTCAAGATTTTATCGGCGTTGCTGGAAGTCGGCTTTCAGAGGATTGGAATAGGGCGCAACTTTATCCACGTTGACGACGACCTGACAAAAAGCAGGGGCGTCATCTGGGATTATTACAGTAAGGAAAAATGAAAATGCAGGATATTTTAAACGCAATGATCGTTTATCTGTTGGGGCTGGCGGATCAGTATCCGACCGTCGCCTTGATTTTGTCGGTGATCGGCGGCGTCGTTCTGATCGCCACGATCATCAAGCCGGTTGTTTTTTGGGCGGTAAAAAAAACGGCGTCCGAAAAGGACGACCGGATCGCCGAGCGAATCTATAG